CCAGCATTTACGGCATAAGTAGAAATTCCAGCATTTACAGCATAAGTAGAAATTCCGGCAAAGTCCGCATAAGTGGCTACTCCAGCATTTACAGCATAAGTAGAAATTCCTGCAAGATCAGCATAATCGGAAGTATCAGAATTCCCCGTGAGATCCCCAACAAAAGATGGAGAGGTTATAACACCAGAAACTGAAATATTATCAAAATTTCCAAAACTAGAATCAAGATTTTGGAAAGTACCAGATGTTGATACTACATTAACAATATTTGCATTCTGAGATTGTAGATTAGTTGTAGTTAAATAAGTTCCTACAATATTAGTAGAATTTAAATTAGTGGCGGTTAAAGAAGTAGAAACAATATTATTAGAATTTAAATCCGTAGAAAAAATACTTGAAATAGTTGCAGAAGTTCCTACAATATTAGTAGAAGTTGTATTTTCAAAATTAACATTAGTAATGGTGGCCGAAGTTCCGGTTAATGAAGTAATAGTAGCGACCCCAACCCCCAAAGAAGTTATATTAGCATTATCTAGCTGTCCTTCTGGAAAATAAAAAGTCCCTATACCAATTAAGGTGCTGACTCCTACAATAGAAGACGCATTGAGATTTTCTATTGTTGCTCCAATAGAGGTAAGATTATCAATCTGGGCAACTTCAGAAATTAAACTGGTAATAACTCCAGACTGGGCATATAAATTAGTTGTAATTACGTCATTACTTACCGAAATATTTCCATCGACATCTACATTTTTTGTGGTTGTTAATCCAGTAACATTTAAATCATTTAGAGTAGTTATCCCGGTTACTGAAAAATCAGTTGCTACTCCTACGTTTATATTGGCAATATTAAAGGTAGAAATTCCAGTTGCATTTATATTTTCAACTTCTAAATCACCAATCTCTAAACGACCAGCAAACAACTCCCCACCAACATATAAATCCCCGCCAGTAGTCGTTATACCACCAGCAGAAGCCAGAAATACCGAAACATTAGTTCCACCCAGACCAATAACATTTAATGAATCGGTAATAGTAGTTAATCCTACAATTAGGTTACTAAAATCAGCATATTCTCCAAAGTATCCTAATGCGCTAACAACCCCAACTGAACCATCGATGGTTACTCCGGTTGTTCCAAAACCTACCTGAAAGTCTGTTGTAGGAATAGTAGTTCCAATACCTACATTTTTAGTGGTATAAATTCCAGATTCGCCGCTTTTTATCCACCTAGGCCTAATAATAATGTCCGCAAAATTAGGATTTGTTGGATTTTGGACAACCCCAAGTAAATCGTCAGATACTATATTGAGCCCTATAAAAGAACTAACACCTAAAATATTATTATTTTCTGCAACAAAAATAGCATTAGTATCAATAGGAGGGACAGCAACCCATTTAATGCCCTCATTATCCTTAGTCAGAAAATATCCAAATACACCACCAGAATTAGTAGAATCATAAAGAGTATCACGAACTCTTATTGTACTTAGATCTAAGTCTTCGGTAGGAACAGTAGTCCCAATACCCACCTTTCCAGAAGATACCAGAACATTTCCAATAATTTTAGTCGTATCAGTATTTTCAGAATAACTGTTAATACCAATACTTTGTTTTCTTTTTCTACCGCTTAAATATTCTGGCATTGACTTTAATTAATTGAGTGTTTCTAAGATACTAAAGATATATTTAATTCCATCATTACTACTTGCAGAGATTTTTAATGAGTCTCCGGGCTCCAAGCAACATTTGCCTTTTATAGCACTGATTGAGTCATTAGGTTCAATTGGAAATTCTTCAAAAAATTCAGTGACGGTTGTACTAATAGTACCAGCAATATTTGTAACCCTATTATGAATAAGAGTTACATTTTCAGTATTTTCACTTACATTTGTAATATTGGAAAGTAGCACAACTCCAGTATAACCAACTGGGGCCTTATATAATTCAGAAAGGGTGGTGGTGGCTATTCCGACCTTTGTTTTATAAATGTTTAGGGCTAATGCCATTTTATTCTCCTCCGAGTGATAGAATGAATGGAGTCATTGTTGCAAAAAGACTCTTAGTGTAATCGGTTCCGGAAATTCTTCCGGTATTTTGATTAATTACAACTCCATCACCAATCCGGAAATTACCTGCCTGGTCAGTTGTTGTATAAACGACCAATCCCCCATTTTTTGAAACAGTCTCATTTTCTTGGATTGGAACACCACCTAAAACTGGAATAGCCTTTTCAATATCAACTCCAGTTCCAATATATTCCATACAATGGCTAGAAGCAAGAATTCTACTTTGTTTATAAAAGTAAACTTCTGTTTCGGCATCAATTGAATATGGAACATTTTCGTTTAAAGTGATAGTTGTTATACCCGCAGAACTAATTTTTGTAGAAGATGAAACACTATAATAAGTTGGTTTCATTGTTAGAGTTAATACTGCAGTATTTATTCCCACATTAGGATTGCTTATTGTAAGTGTTGGTGGGGACGAATAACCTCGACCACTAGAAACTAAATCGACAGCCGTAATTGTTCCATTTCTAATTGTAACGACGGCTTGAGCCGGAATACCCCATTCAGTGTCGGGCTGACTAAAAGTTATTTCTGGAGCGGTTTGATAATTAGAACCACTATTTATAATATTTACACTATCAACCTCATAGTATAATTGATCAAAGTAAAGAACCTGACCGTCATATGGTCTACTTATATAATTTTTAACATAACCCCCAAAAACATAATTTTGAACAAATCCAGAAGTACCAACATTTACGGTAAATGTATTACTAAAAAAACCAACCGGGTAATTACCCTTTGTCTGATTAGTCAAGTCTACAATCAAATAAGAAACAAGATTATCAATAAATGTTTTTACATCTGAGCAAGAATTTACATCGTTATTCGATCCAGTATCAGGATCAGGAATAATAGTAAAGTCCTTAACATTTAGTTGATTATTGAGAGCTAATTTTGCATATTCTCTTAAGGAAGTAAACCCAACAATAGATTGTTGACGTTCGGACGCTATGCCAACAATTCCACTTTGATCAAAATATGCATCGCGTGCCTTTAAAGTATTCTCATTTGAAAGAGATCTCAGGTCACTTATAACCGCATCTAGAACGAACCCTAGGTCTCTCCTACAAACATTTTCACCAGTCAAGAATATTCCGGGATTTACTGTAATATTATCCAAAGAAGAAAGATTTCCGTCACCAATGACAGTTGTTACTATTCCAACAAGAGTGTCTACCGCATGTTGAACATCAAAACAAGCATTAGTACTAGTAACACCGACATTTCCACCTGGACCATCATAAACAGAAGGACCAGGACTAATGCAAAGTTCTTTGTAACCTAATTGGTTTGTTATGGCCTGCTTCATTAAATCTCTGGCCTGATGGAAAGCAAAAATAGATTCTTGCTCTGAACCGACTAGACCATTTGTAATGGCAATACCCGCATTAGTGAAGTATTGTTTGACAAACTCGATGCTATAATAGTTACCTCCAATATAAAGATCAGTTGCTATCGCATCAACAAAATATCCTAAATCTCGTTTGCATTTCTCTTCTGCAGTATAAACAACCAATGAACTACAGAAAAAGTTATTGTATGTATTAGTCCAGGCAACACCAACGATTTCGGATTTATTTTTTATTACTAGCCTAGTTGCATCTTTGAATCTATAACTTAAATCGTCTGCCGGGTCATTGGGGAACACGAAATCAGTGTATGAAAGTGCGATACCAACCAAAGATTTGTCTAGAATTTCTTTCCTATTTGATTCAATAAGGGTGGCCGCATCTATGTATCTGCCAGGTGCAGTATCAATGACCTCAAATATATATCCATTTTTACCACTTGGATAGATTAAAATATCTTCGGATAAATTTGAATCTCCAGGTGGAGTTTCAGAGCCAATTGAAGTTGTAAGTATTCCGACCAAATTATCAATAGTCGTTTTTACATTGGCACAAGAATTAACATTATTATTTGAGCTAGTTGCTGGATCAGCAATAATAGTAAAGTCTTTTATATTAAGTTGGTTATTTATTGCAAGTTTTGCATATTCTCTTACGGCCTGGAACGCCGCAATAGACTCGATCTCTTCTCCAACAAGACCATTAGAAATAGGATTGTCCGAATCATCAAAATAATAATTGGCCGCATTAATTATGTTAAAATTAGTATTAAATTTTAGATCGTTAGCAATAGCATCAACGATAAAACCAATATCCCTACGACACTTATTTTCTCCAACAGGAATAAAGGTCCCAGATACTTCAGAAAAAGTATTTAAAAATCCAATATTACTGGTTCCTATTACAGTTGTAACTATTCCGACTAGATTATTAATGGTAGTCTGAACATTTGAACAAGAGGCCGGATTGGTATTACTAGATATTCCTGAAAGTGGAGTCGGGTCTGCCGTAATAGTCAAATCTTTAAACCCGAGTTGATTCGTTATGGCCGCTTTCATCAACTCTCTGGCAGTAGAAAATCCTACTAGGGCTCCATTAATTTCTTCAACATCGTTAATTCCATTACTAATAGGATTACCACTTGTATCAAAATAATGTCTGGTAAAGTCCCTAGAATACTTATTAGCACCAATAAAAATATCAGTTGAAATAGCATCAATAAAATATCCTAGATCTCTTTTACACTTAGTTTCAGTTGTAGAAAGAGTAGGGTACTGGGACGTTATACTTGCCCATGAAGAATCTACAATTTCTTGTTTATTTTTTTGAATTAAACGATAAGAATCTTTATACCGAGAAAACTCATTAGTCTGGGGGTCATTCGGAAAATAAAAATCTGGGTAGTCGAGGGCTATGGCGGCCAAGGACTTGTCTACAATTTCTTGCTTATTTTTTATAATTAAATTTCCGGCATCAACGAATCTCCCAGGCGCCAAGAATGTATCCGGATCTTCACAAGTAAAGGCCAGATCTTGAAGCTCAACACTCATTCCACGTTTAAACCCGTGTGGCTTGTCCGTATAAATTTGAGTAACGCCGGTCTGATTATTGTAGTCTGCCTTTACAACAGAAAAGACAGGAGTATTTACGTCAATTTCAACAATAAAATTACTAGGTTCAATCTTAGTTGCAAGAGATCCAGTATATTTCAGAGGGCCAACCATGTCTGCGACCAGGGCCTTATTACCAAAAGAAGAGTTACTATTGGTTAAATCACATGCCCCACCAGTTCCACAATAAACCGAAGTATCAGAACAAATAGTGAAAAGAGATACTAACTGAGCATATCCCTCATTTGTAATTGAAATACCGATTCCATTTGGATTATATTGCGTAAAACTGTCTAGAACCATTGACTTTAATGGTCCTAAAGCATGATTTCCATCGATCTTCATTCCTATACTATTAGGGATGAAGTTGGTACAATTCTGAACATAAGTAGACTGGTTAATATATTGCTTATCAGACGGATCAAATGCCACAATGGCAAGTGGATGAGTATTTCCGGCTTTTATATATGATAAACCAGTTATATAATTACCGTTACCAACATAAAAAAGATCATCATCATTTAAAGGTGTAACGGTTACTTCTCTAAGACTATCTCCAACTATGCTGACTTGTGGAGGCAGTTTAATTGGATTATCTTCTTCATAAACCCCGGCAGTAACCCGAATAACAGTGCCTTCTTTTGCATCGACAACTGCGGCTTTTATGGTTGCCTTTGCGTCTCCTTGTTTTTTACCGCTGTTGGTATCCTTACCATCTTTGGTTACCCAAATTAAATTTGTTGTGGTAGCACCAGATCCAACTTTTACAACATCCGTTCCAATTCCAGTTCTAGATCTTTTGACAAAAAGATCACCATCAAAATGATTAATCGCTATCCAACCAAAAGGAAGTTGATCTGGAGTAGGAACTTTTCCAGGAACAAGAGACCTGGGGTACTTTACAGAGGGAAGTGTGTTCATTTATTTGGTATGTACCGTAAACCCCAGTATATACTGGTTATTAGTTATTTATATAATTTCAATACTCTCCCATATCAATATCAAATTCATCAACAAATTCATCAAATAATTCATCATAAATTTCTTGAGAGAATGTTTCTGGGGGATTTTCTTGTTTATATGTATCTTTTAATATTTCATCTGAATTTACAAAATGATATCTATTTAAATCAGCATCATATGTCATTACATAGTCTTCTTGAAAATCAGTAAAATCAATATACCTTTCAGACCTTACTTCGACTTCAGGAGTTATATCAGAACGACCAGATATTTTGACTTTTTTTATTTCATCCGATATTGTTCTGATTTTAAATGGTCTCATTAATATTCTCCTAGATCAATATTAAATTTGTTACTTATGTCATCATTGACACTATCAACAAATTCTTCTGGTAGGCCGTCTTCGGCGGCTTTTTCCAGAACCTCGTCTGGATTTACAAATTCAAGTTTTTGATCTTCTTGATTAAACATCAATACTTCACCATCTTGAATATCAGAAGTATCCACTCTTCCTAAATCTCCAATTCTTCCACCATCATTTGTAATAGCAGTTGTTGTTTCATGAACAAGAATAGTTCCACGGGCCACTATTTCTATTTTATTATTGGGGTAAACAACAAACATATCAAAGTAATTTCTTCCGGCCTCTAAAAACAAGGTAGAATTTTTGCTCATCAGAAGTTTTATGATTCCTTGTGGTCTATTAATATAAGCAACACTAAATGTGTTAAATAATTTAGATCCAGGATACTTTTGAATTTTTGCCAGGATACTAGAACCAGTCAAGTTAATAACATTTCCATTTTGGTTGGTAAGTTGAAAATCTTCTTCAAAATCAGTCCCCTTAAAAATTGCATAATTAACTATTTCTACTGGGACTTTCATCGGAACACCTCAAGACATCTATTGTAATACATTTGTCTATCAGCAAGACCCCTAGTGCCACCATTGACTCTTCTGGTTACTTGCTCAACGGTTGGATTAGTGTCACATAATTCATTCATTTTATTAGTGTGCCACCAAAAACCAGAACTAGTTGCAGGATAATTCAGGGAAACATAATCAACACCTTCCATTACTTTTGGGTCCTTAATAAAATCCGCAAACTTTTGGTAATTGTATCGACCTGTCATCTGGATGAATCCCGCGCCTTTGAATTTTCTACCATCGCCTGGTTGGGTATTTCCTAGATCAGTCCTCCATTCATAAGCATCACCAGAAGCAAGTTCTTTCAACCATTTTCCTCCACCAGATTCATGAGAGATCTGGGAAATAAAGTGACGTATTCTATTAGGCTTATTAATATTAAATTGATTTAAACACCTGTTTAAATCATTAATAACCCTATCACTAATACTAATTTCAGAAACATCCCAGACGCGAGAGAGTTGGTTTTTTGTAATCAAGGCACCAGTATTATCTGATACCTCTACTACTTTTTTACAGGATCAAAAATCCTGCCCCACCCATCAACCGGATGTTTTACAGTCCACCTTTTTTCTAGTGTTCTTCTCGAATAAACAACACCTCTCCCTTTAGATACGGCTCCAGTGTACCCATCCGCAAGGTCCCCGTAAGGATCATTCGCCAGGTAGTCTCCCTTATCAGTTTTACCCCGGACCACAATCATATGACCCCCACCAGTCGGAGCACTTTCAGGACCTCTGTGTAAAAACCCAATCACAACAGGTCTTCCGGCCTCTAGTTCTTTATCAAGATCAGCAAATGTCATGTCATATCTAAAAACCGACTCAACCCCATAACTTCTCAAAACTCTGGTCTGAACACCATGATCAACAGATTTACCAATGGCCAATACTTTTCTTAGATAAGCATCATCTCCTTTAGGTCCAGGTGGAAGAGATCCAGGTTTTAGAAACTCTAGGCACATTGCACATGCAGAAGAATTGCATGTGGAATCGGGCAAGGCATAATTATCCGTTTGCGGGAACCAAGGGACATCTAATAAAATACCAGATGGTTTAGGTGTCTCTTCTGGTTTCCTATAAATTCTTACCCAATTTGCATTATCTTCAAGAAGTTCAGGGGCCTTTTGCTCTAAAACCCTTACCAAATCATCAACGGCGGCCCGGTGCTTTGGTAAATTATGGTTATAATATCTAAAGAAATTCTGAAGTTCTATTTTCATGGCCATAAATAACTGTTACATAAGTATTTAGTTTCCCTTGTGGTTTTTTAACGGTCAAGAATTTAATGAGGTTGATAAGAAATATGAAGGATTTGTTTATTTAATAACAAATCTTGAAAATGGGATGAAATATATCGGCAAGAAACATTTTTGGGAAAGGAGAAAGAATCCAAAAACTGGAAGACGCCAAACAAAAGAAAGTGATTGGAGAAAATATTTTGGAAGTTGCGATCAATTAAAAGAAGATGTTAAAAATCTAGGGGAAGATAAATTTAAAAGAGAAATCTTGTATTTATGTCCACACAAAAAAAGCATGTCTTATTATGAGACATGCGAGCAATTTAAAAGAAATGTTTTAATGGATGAAAGTTATTATAATACTAATATTGAAGGAAAATTTTATACTAGTGAGGTAGAGAGGATTTACGGTTTAGTTATAGAGTCAGCTGATCCACAAGAAAAAGAACCTCATTAAGATACTTATTAGCGAGATTCTTTTCTTGTTGAGATCTAGGCTCATTATAGAGCCTAGTTTTTAGGTTATTCAGTTTAGCTTTTAAAGTATAAATGTCAGTTATGTGGATCATTAGTCGTTTAAGTATTCAAGAGCGATGTCAACTACGCTATCTTCGGTTAAGGATTCAAGGATATCCAGGGCCTCGAATTCATCTTGGGCATAACCAATATTCATAATATCTTCAAGGATAAAATCAATTAAATTATAATAATCAGACTCTTCTAGTTGACTCGCAAACTTGGCGGCACGTTCACGAACACCAGTTCCTGCCCTTTGTGAGGAAAGAACTGCTCCAGGAGCCGCAAATCTTACACCTCTTGATTTTCTACCCTTAGCAGCATCTGCTAGTCTTTTCGCTGCTGCTGCCTTCCTGGCTGAAATTTGTTGTCTTTGTACAGCAGGTTGACCCGAAGTAGAAGCTGGTAGAGCCTTCCTTGAAGCCGGAGTTTTTACATCGGAACCAGTAGTACCTTTGGTGGCAACGTCTGGTTTACGCTGAACAATTGCCCGACGAGTTGCGGTTTCTGGACGAGACATTATACCAGCTCGTCTAGGAGATTTGAATCTTGAAGGTCCACTAGGAACTCTTGGATCAGAACCTTGTATTTGAGGGTTTATCTTTGCTCCTTTTCGACCATCAATATCAATAACATCACCAGATGAGGTCTTAAGAGAACCCTTTCTAGGCTTTAACCTAGGAGTTATTTTATATCGTATCTTTAATGCATTAGGCTCAGGTGTTGCAGGAGTAGGTTCAGGTGTTGGTTCTGAGTTAGAAGTAGTAACAGTTGGTGCCTTTTTAATTTTACCCATTCTTTTTAAAGATCTACCGACATTACGAATAGCCTTACCTACTGCCCTTCTTTTGCTACCGGTTTCTGCTGTCGGCTCTGTGGTAACCGTAACTTGCCTACCAGCAACTCTAGCAGTTCTAGTAGTTGCGGGAGCCGCAGCGGCTTTTGTGCCACTAGCCATCATTCTTTTACCTGTCTTGGCCAGGGATTTTCCGCCTCTACGGAGAAGACCTTTGAGAAGAGCCTGACCTCTTTCAACAACTTTACCACCAAGAGCCTTTGCGGATTTTGCTAGACCGCCAGCCGATCCTGCTACAGCCTGCTTGACTGAAGAAATAGGGCCAGTAAGTTTATTTCTAACAGTTCTAGCGGTGCTGCGAATTCTCTCTCTACGTGCATCTCTTCTTTGTTTGGCTTGTTGTTCTGCTTCCGCAGCCTGTTTCTTTGCAGCAATACTAGCGGCCATTCTTCGTTGATTACCGGCAATATCGCCTTTACCATAAGTAATAGTTGCCTCATAAAGAACATCGGCAATAAGTTGATCATAAGACTCACAGATTACTTCATCCTCTAAGGCATAATCGATCATCTCAAAAGATTCTTCTAGAGTATGGCCATAATCGCGGAATTCCCAGACGAGTTCTTCGATTACTTCTTCAATGTGCTCGGGAAGCATGTGATCGACAAATCGAAGATTATCAAAAGACTCTTCGATTTTGCGATGGTCATAAATTTCAGAATAGGCTTCAGTCAGGGTGTATTTATACATATTTGTCGAATGGTTAAGTTCTTTTATTATTTAGTAGAAAAGCCCCTTAAAGGGGCTGGGAGTTTAGAGTTTGAAATTACTAAAAGCGTTTGGATCCATATCTTGATTAAGACCACCAACGATATAAGAAACTAAATTTTCCTCTTGAGGTGGAACTTGTTCGGATTTAGTATTCAGCCATTTTTCAGAAACCCAAGGAAGAGGATCCGCATTACTAGCAATAGAATAAAGCGGTTTAAGACCAATAGCCTTCATGCGCCTATTACAAATCCACTCAATATAATCCGAAAGGAGTTTATCGTTTAGACCAATTATACTACCATTTTTAAATAGATAATTACCCCACCGTTTTTCCTCATTCACCGTTTTCTCAAACATTTTATAAGTCCATTCAGTCTCTTCTTCTGAAATTTTCTTCATGTCGGGGTCATCACCTTTCTTCCACTTTGCTAAAATATTTTGAGTAAGGAATAAATGAAGGTGCTCATCAGCCGCAATTTTTTTAATAATTTTGGCGGACCCTTCCATCAATTGAAGCTCACCAAAGGCAAAAGAACACGCAAAAGAAACATAAAAACGAATACCCTCTAGAATATTAACATTCATTACCGCCCTATAAAGTTTTCTTTTTAGTTCATAGAGTTCACCCTTACCCAAATCAACACCCTCATTATTAAATTTCCAAAGATTAGACGAAGAATACTGCTGGGCATTCTGTATAAAATCATCATAAGATTCGGTTACACTTTTTGCTCTTTCTAGAATATTTTCATCTATAATAATAGAGTTGAATACTTCAGACGGATTAGAATAAACGTTTTTAATAATGTAAGTATAAGAATAGCTATGAACCATTTCCATAAATTCCCAACAAATCATAGCCGATTCAAGCTCTGGAAGAGAGCAATAAGGAATAAAAACTAGGCCTGGTCCTCTACCCTGAACGGAGTCAAGCATAATTTGATATTTTAAATTAGAAGTAAAAATATGCTTTTGCTCAGGTCGGAGTTTTTGGTAATCCGCTCGGTCTTTTTGAAGAGGAAATTCTTCTGGTCTCCAAAATGCTCCTAATTGTTCCTGGGTCAATTTATAAAATACAGGATATTTATTGACATCATATCTTTGAAGGCCCAAAGGCGGCCCAAAAAACATGGGTGACCTTGTTGAGTCTATAGATGAATCTGAATTAAAAACAGTCATACCTTTTACCTTAGATTGTGCATCCATCACATGATTCCTCCTCTTCATTTAAAATATCGTTAATTAAATCTTCGA